GTGATTTGATTCTTTGGTGCGCCAACAGGGCTGACGCGATAGTACAGATCGACTGAGCAAACTGATGGAAGGTTGATATCGAAGTAGACGCGAAGGTTATCTGCCGGATCAACCAGCGTCATTTCCTTGATGACATACTTGGCATCAGAACAACCATCTTCCGGGGCGATCTCAGAGATGAAGTACTCGGCAACAGACAAAGAAATGGTATTGCCTGTGGCTTCTGTCGTGAATGTGATCCCCTGAACTGTGATGGAAGAACCATCGCTTGCAACAGCAGTGATGACGCCCGATGTGTTATTTCCTGAATTTACTGCGCCAGAGATCGTCAGGACGCGTCCAACTCTAGCAGTCAAGAAAATAGCCTTCGTAGTAGCATCCGTAGTATTCAGTGTGCTTCCAGAGAATGAAATCAAGTTGGATGAACCAATTGCATGGTCGTCCAATGCAGCAACGTTCGTGTTGGCGTACGCATCAGAAACTCTATTACCAACACAGATCATCGATACGCGCTGGAGATCGAGCACAGGGCTAACCAAATCGGATGTTGTCACGAGCTGTGAGTACACATCCAGACTCTTGTAGCCACTGTTGAATTGGGTTTCGTTTTCTTCCGACAATACGAAACTGTTTTCTGTCATGGCGACGTTCTGATTCGGTTGGATCTCAACCGAGAACAGCTTCTTCGTGAAGTCTCTGCGAGTTGTTGTCGCGAAATGCTTGATCGACGTGTTAGGGAAGACGAGTTGAGTTACGTTCAAGTTCGCAACGTCAAAACGAACGTTCTGTGTCACGTATACGTCTGTTGTTCCACCATAGCCAGTAGACGTCGCATTGGTAGTTGCCTGAACAACGAAAGAATCGAAGTCAGCAGCAAGAACCGTGAATTGAGCATTCAATTCCGATGATGGTATTCCATTGATAGCAGACGGAACACCAGCGATGGTTACCTTGGAACCAGCAATATGACCATGATTCTTCAAGAACACACGAACCTTGTTTGTTCCTGTGCGGGTGAAGATTGAATTTTCTTCCAGATAGGCCGCACCCAGTCTTTCGTTCGTGAAACGAACGTTGGCAGCTGCCGTTGTATCGAACACAGCACGGTTCATGACATACTTCAGATCCATCATCTGATCTGGAGTCCATACGGAACCATTTTGTGACTTGAACAGAGAACCGAGTGACGGTTGCTTGGCGATACGCTCGCCAGTAATCAGGTCGTCTTCGCCCAATTGAGCAACAAACACTTGGTAGTAGACTGAATCGGAACTCAGAACAAGTGCGTAGTCCTTACCGGGCTCAAGATAGACCGGATGATCGAAATAGAATCTCGTCGCAATCGAACCATTGGTTGATGTTGTGATATCTGTAGGCAACATGGTCGCCTTGGAACCAGACACCACAGTTGTCGTTGGGATGCCGTTGAGCATCTCACGTAGTTCGAGTCGCACCGGAAGTGTTTTGTCTTTTGCTCCGAAATAGAAATCGAAGCTTGTGACAAACATACCCACACCATTCGCTGGAACAGAGAACGATTGGGCCAGTGGATCCCCACCTTCGTTGTAGTAATCTTGAACTGGGTTGGTGACGACGTATGTGCTCGTCCACACAGCAAAGTCGCCGCCTTCACCACCACCAGTATTGATTGTAGTGATTGTGGTCGGTGCAGGGGCCGGTGTATCCACAGCTGGCGCTGGTGAATAGGTAACTGGCGCTGGCGGCGCAACTGGTGGTTCAGACGGCGGTGGCGCTGGTGGTGCTGGTGGCGTCGGAAGCGGCACAGCAACCACGGGCGGATCTGCCACTGGAGGTGGTGCCACAGGAACCACAACTGGAGTAGATGGAGTCTTGTCGGGAACTGGAGGAAGTTCTCTCGGCTCTGGTGGTCGCGTAGATGGAACTGGTGGATCGATGACGCCAGTTGACAGGTATGTCGCCGTTGCCTTTGTTGTCCAGTCTTTTCCATTCGTAGTCGAATCAGTCAATACGAATAGACGCGTTCCTGTTCTGAAACGCAAAGCGCTTGTAGCAGGAATGGTGAATAGTCCGACACACTCACCATACATATTTGTCATCAATGTATGGTCTGCCGGTGCCGCATAAGAGACCACTGTGGCCTGATGTCCAGAGAGTGAACCGTAGACGGTATTACCACCGCTTAGAGTTCCTTGTTTGTTATGAATGTGCAGTCGATGCACACCACTCTCATGATGATGGCGCAACACCACAGCAGTTCCTGTAGCAGTGTTGATGTTGCCACCAGTGCCGTTATGAACAACGTCACCCTTACGAAGATGCTTATGCGGCTTCTTCGTTTTCTGGTCAGAACGAGCAACTTGTTGAGAATTCGAACCAGCATCGGTTGAGCTGTCGAAATCACCCGTTGGTGCTGAGACAATCAGCTCGTCAGCCATCGTGCAGTAATTCGAAACATCGATTGAATCGAAGAACGGATACACACGAGTGAATGGCTTCATGCCGGTAGCATGGAAATGCACGATCTGTTCGCGCATGTACGGAACGACATCCAACTGGATCTTAGTTTTTCCGCTACCCTTTTTCTTCGTGTTGACCTTGGTGCCTAGATCGACATTAACCGGCATGTCATGGGTGACTTGCTGGCTGTTAAAATCGGTACGCGGGTCGTAAACAACTGTCTGCGAATCAGTTGTACTGTCGCCTTGCTTCTTGGTTTTCTTGGCGTTTTGCCATGCGTCACCTTGATGACGACCGACCCATATCTCTTGCCAATGATTCCACCAGTGATAGTGACGATGGTTTCTGAAGAAACGCTTGCGCGGATCATTGTCATCGTGATCGTGGTTTTGTGAAGCCTTCTCTGGAGGAACGATGCCAGTGTTGATCGAAACATCAGGTTCGATACTGATTTCGTGCCAGTCATCCGAATTTGGATCCAGCGTCATCTCACCGACAAAATCCAGTTGGATGTACGGCGTCACGGACTCCATATGAGAGCCGGATGTTTGACTGATCGCAGCGGTTTCCGTATATGGAAGTGTCACGAGACCGCCAGTTGCTTGATATCCAGCCGCAGATCTTTCGGCCGTATTACCGGCTTTTTCGATCATGTTAACGGTTGTGATGTCGAACGAAGGGCGCAGCAGGCGCGCAGTCGTATCGATAGAGCAACGATAGTTATTCGAGTTGGTATCACCAACTGTCATGTCCGCGAATGAATCGACAAGGAAACCGTTCTTGAACTGGAGGTTGCCGTTCGCATCAAACAGTTGAAGATTCTTGGTCTGCTCTTCCAACAGATTCAGCGCCGTGTAATATTCAACGTTCTGAAGACGACGATCCAGATCACCGATGTCCTTCATCGTATAACGACGATTGTTGATGCGCGTGACCTTAATGTTCGTGAAATCAACTGTCTGTGTTGCTGGTGTCAGATCCAACGTATACAACAGCATCGTGTTGGTCAGCTCGTGTGGATCGGTAGCAACATCACCGGGCGAACCCTGCACTGAAGAGAAATTACCATTCGTATCCAACACGATGTTGTCGCGACGAGCGAAATAGTACGAATAGTCGGTTGTGAAATCTTCGCCGATGGCAGGCACGAACGAAGAAGACCATGTCGTCGAAGTAAGACGAGTCGGACGGAAATCAAGATAGTCGCGCAGATTGATCGTAACGCCATTGTTCAGGCGATAGATCGGTGGCAACTCGGCGCTTGACGCGTACGAATCGACGCTGAAGAAATCACCTGTATTTCCGTGCGCATAGTAATCGTAGTAGACGCGAATAGGTGAATTTGGGAAAACAGCACCCGGCGACATCTTGATGAACGAGAAGTCGTAGTACGAATCCTTCTGGTTACCCTGAAGAATGTACTGATCCGTGATATCAATCTCTGTCACACCAGATGACGGAATCGATGAACCAAATGGAATTGGCAATCCCGTCGAAGTTGTGATGTACCGAACCACTTTACGCAGCTTCTGTACATCACAGTTTGATAGACTTACCGTTTGAGCCTGTACTGTCGATTGAGCGATGAAGTCTTCGCTGAATCCGCGAGTCATCGTCTTCGAACGCTCTTTCAGGACGCGGCGCACTTTGGCAATCACCATGATCGTGTTGCCGTTGTTTCCTGTGCCGATTGTGATCGTGGCTGTTGTCGAGCCAGTACCGAGAACGATACTCGATGGATTCAATACAGCGCCTGTTGTCGCATTGATAACGAGGAAAGCTGTCTTGTCCGAAGAACTGACGAAAGTATCGGCCGAAGATGCGACGGTGATCGAGATAGCACCAGCCACGCATGTATCCGAAAACTTCTGTTTGGTGTAGTAATTCGTTGTCGATAGAGCCGGATTGTCGTTCGAACGAAGTGTCTTCACATACGGCACTGAAACCGGGAAGATCAGTGCGTCATTACCAGCATCCGTGATTTCTGAAATCAGGCTGTAGTAAACGACGTTAGTGAGGCTAGCAGATGCATTCGCGGCAAGAGTCAAGCTCGTGTCTGAATTGATAGTAGCGACCTTCGAGATGAGTTCTGTACCGCCGTTGAAATAACGAATCGTCTCACCGACAGAAAGTTCGGTCGTGAACTTAGTACCCAGACCGGTGACAGCAGTTGATGCTGATGTGGTTGTGATGGCACCAGTTAATTGAGTGATCGTCTTGACCACATCAGCAGTGAAATCAACTCCAGTGCTATTGTGATAGTAGATCTGACGAACGTCATATTCGAATTTCTTACCAGAATTGACCTGAACGTCGAACAGACCGAGCGTGTAGATAGCAGTTGCACTTCCCAGAGTACCGCTTTCCCATTCGAGGTAACGCGCCTTTGCAGTACCAATCAGATTACCAGAGGCTGTGCCTTGCGAAGCAGTGTACGAATCGTACAAGCTGACAGTCAGGAATTTTGTTGTATCGAGAGCACCATACATGTTGGTGATTTCGACCAGAGACGTCAGATTGGGTTGAATAACACCAGAAGGGATTGATTGGTAGTCGCGTGCCTTGGGGATTTTGACGTACGAAGTGGAAACCTTCTCGATTTCGAAACCTTCGACATACGCCTTACCCGGTTCTAGGCCAACAGCAATGTAATTGGCGTCCCCACCTTGATCATCAGAGAACACACCATTGTTGTATGCTGGCGCTGGCTCATACAGGAAGTTTACACCACCATTGGAAGCAATACCCATCGTGTGTGTTGGTGCTGAAGTACCAGACAGTCCGGTATTCTGAGCGACATACGTGTTGCCGCCCGATGAAATCACATCACCCTTGAGGTAAGTTGTCGTTGCAACCCATGCGCCGCGATCATTGTTGCGGTGATCTCGAAGCTGAATATTGAATGGTGCTACCGCGTAATTACCGGCTTCATCGAAGGTGCGACGGGCAAGAGTCTTTTCTATCTCTGAATATGCCGTCTTGTCGATCACCTTTTCGATGATACCGTTGGTGATCTTAGCCAACAGGATGAAGTTTTTGCTGTCGGTATCGTCTATTTTCTTCTTCGACAGAATCAAGTCGATCCAATAGCGATGGGCACCGGGTGCATTGAAGTTGCTCGAACCCTGAGCATTATCGAGAAGACTTGAGTCTTCCTCTGGGGTAACGAAGTTTTCGTCGATCAGAAGACCAACGTTGTACGTTGGTTTCGATGAATATTTCTCTAGGACAATGGTCTGGGCTTTGTTCAGGACAAAGCGGCCATTGACAAAATACACACCACGTTGAATATTGGCGGTCGAACCGATTCCAATTGGTGTGGTTGAAGCAGACTCAATCTGAACAGTACGAACAGTTGCGCTATCAGAAACCAGAAGTTCGTCTGCTGCAAACGTTTTGACAGTACCTGTGGCAGCATCAGCCGATACGTATCTGACGTAGAGAGTGGTAGGATCCGTATCCGTGGCTGGTTCCCAATGTAGCACGCGAGCCTTGATACCTGTCGTCTGACCGGTGAGTTCAACGTTACCATCGGTCAGTTCATCGAGAAAGCTTTCGACGGATGCCCCGTTGTAGCTCGAAAGGATCTTGACGTATGCTGTGTTCAATTCGAGAGCGATTTGCCCCGGAATGACCATCGCACCTTCTGAAAAGAGATGACGACCACCGCGCTCGACCTGTTTTTGGAGGATCGATTGCAGCTGGTTCAGTTCACGGGCTTGAATCGCAAATGAAGGACGAAACAGGATTTCGTAAAACTGTTTGTCTTCTGTGAAGTCGTCGTAATATGGTTGAACTGCGGTGGAAAGTGTCATCGCGTGTTTCTTTTGAAGGTGTGTAGCCTATTTATGCAGGATTTCTGACGAATTCCGGGTACGTATAATCGAACGTCACGGTCGAATAGAGGTAATTCATGTCGTTGTTCGTCGTCAGTAATTCAGGACCGCTCAATCCAGTTGGAATTGCGTCGTGAAAGACGAAGTCACAAATTGGATTATTTTTTGAATCGAGAATGGTTATCGTGATGTCTTGTTCGCCTAATGTCTGAATCTTGGCTGGGCCGCGTTGTTTGTAATTGACGAAATCCTCGTAGGATGTTGCGAATCCAATCGACATCAACCATGTTCTGAGTTCTTCATAGTTAGACATCTTTTCGTCGATGATGAAAGTCACTCGAAGTGGTTCGAAAACCAATTTGTCACCAGCCAGAGGCATGTCGGAATATGGTGTTGCGGCTTTTGGGGCTGGCAGCGATATGCTTGGTACGTTCACCCCCTGTCCATAAAATTGAACGCTCTGGAATCTGGGGATCACCATCTGAAATGATGAATCTTGTAAGAAATTAGTAGTCTTCATGCGTAAGCAAGCAACGAGGGGTACCCTATCTACGTACTTACTGTCGATTTCAGACTGATCGCTTTACACCAAACAATAAAGGTGATACAGTTGTCTGGATGAATATCGAATCTATCGACGTCAAAGGCGGTGTGTCCGTCCTATATCTGCCACGCGTTTGTGTGTCGGATTGGTTCGACCGTCTGGTGGATCTCGACTGGGTCCGCATCGGCTCGACACCACGCAGCGAGTACTTCGTCTCGCATCTGGGCCACCCGTATACGTACGGTGAGGGCGCGGGACAACGTACCTACCATCCGCAACCGACTACCAATGCCATCGAAGCCCTGTGGCGATCCGCAGAGGCGTACACGACAGCTGCATTGGTCGATCCAGACACGAGTTGGGACGACACGAAGTTCGATGTCGTCTTCTTGAACCATTACCTAGATGGCAAGGACCAACTTGGTTGGCACGCCGACGACTCGCCAGAAATGGACGATGCGCGTCCGATCACGATCATTTCGCTGGGTGCGACTCGCGAGATTCATTTCCGCGACAATGTCAACCAGAACGTCACAAAGGTGACCATGCACGACGGTGACATGATCGTCATGCCGCCCGGTATGCAGGACACACATCAACATCGTATCCCAAAGTCTGGCCTGCACAAATGTGGTCCCCGCATCAGCCTGACTTTTCGAGGCATCGATCCTAATTGGAAATCACAATACGTTTAATCAATAATGCGGCTGTAGCTCAGTTGGATAGAGCAACGGACTTCTAATCCGTAGGTCGGGAGTTCGAATCTCTCCAGCCGCACCAAAATATGGCATACGAACGACTCACAGACGACGACATCGAAAAACTGGTGTCTGTAATGCTGGATCTCTCATCCGAGCAACCAGATTCTTCATTCTTTCAGCTGTTCTCACAGGCGCAAGAGAAGGTTCTACCGCCTGCCAAGAGATACACGCGCAATGTGATCCAACAAAGAAATAAGTGGTCCGTCAAATTGAAGGACGCACTCAAAGGCGCTGGTGTGTGGCCGGGATATGTACCCGACGAGACAAAACCGGAAGAACAGTCTTCGACAGCCCCTTCCGGTCCATTCAGCCTCCTGTCGGATAGACCAGCACCGATGCTGCCGGTGGTTCAACAAACACCGCGCCAAGGGCCTGTCGAACTGATCGAACAGTTGTATCAGACGATTCGAACCGATTTGAAATCGGACATCATGCAAGAAATGACTTCCCAGATTGAGGATCAAGTTCGACTTCAATTACGAGCTGCCCTGATCTCGGCCGAAGAACTCGGTGCCAACAATGACATCGTTGTGACCGAACCGGTCAAAATTTCTGATCGACTGGAAGTACCCGTTTCCATTCCGAGAATTTTCATCATCGGCCTGCTACCTGAACAGACTCTAATCCTGCGCCGGAAGATGCATGGAGTGAATGTCGATCTTCGTTTCTGGAAAAATGAGGCGAACACCAAACTGACTCAGTATTCGGATTGGGCCGATCACATCTTCGTGATGGCCAATTTTGTGTCTCATACTCACATTCATGCGATCAACAACTATCGCAAGAAGATCAAGTACTGCAACGGTGCGGTCACGGATCTTGAAAGACAAATTAGATTCATCCTGACTGAAATTGTTGGTTGACGCTAATTTGTATTGTTGGTATAATTCGGGCATGATCCTCAAATATCCCGTCATTTCTGGTGTCATCCTTGGTTGGCCGCTGCTGCTCCTGCTGCCCGGTTGCAGCCAGAACACCGACATCCGCGCCGAGCCGATCACGATGACCGTGGTTGAAATTCAAGACGATCCGTCTAAATGGGGGTGCATCGGAACCCACAAGAAGACATTGCTGCGTGGTGATGACGGGCGTGTCTATCTTGCCTGCAATAAACTCGGTAATCCCGGTGACAAGATCCATGGTTGTTGGCATTCTGGGCACCGCGAGGCGCTCAATGATAACGTGTACCAAAATGGGTTTAGTACCGATACATGCGAGAAGAACTAGGTATAATCTCGAAATGAAAGATCCAAACGACGTTTTTCGAGAATTTCTCAAACAACACGGACTTCATCGCATTGCATGGGAAGTACACGCGCAATCGAATGGTCGCTTCTTTGAGACCAACGACAAAATCTTTGAGTTGCGTAAGAAACTGATCGAAAACGGAATTTCACCACACATCAGCAACTCTCTTTCGGTCATGTTGGTGGAAGCAGAATGCGTCCGATTGGTTGCTGAAGATGCACAGAAGATTGTGTGAATTTGCGGGTGTGCCCGAGTGGTCCAAGGGAACTGCCTTCCAAGCAGCAAAGCCATCAGTTCGAATCTGATCACCCGCTCATTGAGGATAGAAAATGATTTTTCAAAATGAAGATGTTGCGATCTTTCGCAAACTAGCTGCACGTAGAGGCCATTGGCACATGGCAACAGTTCTGCGTCTAATCGGCGTACCATTCGAAGACGTCTACGTGATCCTCTTCGGAAAAGAGCCCCGTGGTAGTTTGTGGGAAGGTATGGTGCAGCTGAAGCATCTCACCAAGCGAGCGTTTAGCGTATGACTAAACAGAGCATGGATAAAGACGAACTCGGCGATCTACAGCAAGAAAATGATTGACGCGA